GTATGAGGCCTGGGGCGACTTTGAAAGTTTTAGCCCACAATTGGAGCATTGCAGGGATGCCACCAATGGACTTAATAAAAGCTGACCTTTTGAGCTTTCGCCATTTACCATTCTTTGTGATTTCTCCCCAAAAAGGTCCCAGGCCATACTTCTTCTCCCACTTCCTAAGAATATGGTGGAATGGAGTTAGTTTTGAGTTGCGGAAAATATCCCCAACTAAAACCATGACCTCATTAACAGAAACATCAAGCCCTTCGACAGGCAATGATTCAAAATACCGAGCCAAAGACTCTAGCTCATTTTCTTCTGTGGCATATTGCTCGGTTCTTTTCCAGTCCTTAGTATTGTCACGTAGCCGCCATAATTCCTTGGCAACTTCCAAATCTAAGTGTGTGACACCTTGTTTTATAGAGGTCGTGCCAATTACATGGTCAATGTAACTTGTTATGTTTTGTGGAGCAGTGGGCTTCGCAGCTGACACGACTGGTGCAGTAGGCCAACCAAGTTCAGACAAAATTTCCTGGGTTTCGTTGATCGCGTCCCTGTCAAATCTGTCTGGCAAGGATCTGATGAATTCGGGCACAGCTATTTTATCAACTGTTTTATTCAAATCCAGTATCATATTATTCCAATAAGAGCGTAGAGTCTTCTTTTTCAAGTTCAAGCCTTTGACGTCAGACTTCGCATTTAAAGAAATAAAATGAAGCACGAGACCCCAATTTATTAGTTTCAACAGCATACATAATATGGCCAACTTGAACAAAGTTCGGGCCGTCTTAAAGTTCCGTCTCCATACAAGCCAGTAAAAGGGGTAAAACGCCAATGTCCAAATGAAGACCATCAGGTCGGAACCAAGCATGATGACCTTGTCGGAAGCCACAAGACCAAGGAAAATCACGCACAATGACACTCTAAAAGTGAAAAAGAAAGCACGTGTTTGAAGGCGCACAGCTGCATAAAGCACTCTAGAGTACATCATGGCCAACATAAAAGCCACTGAAACCAAACCTCCCAGTCCAGGGAGGAAACTTGGGCAATAAAGAAAGTAAGTTATAACTGCGATGACCGCCGGTTCATCCTGTGATGCAAGAGCAGCCACATTCTTTTCAGTGAACGTGATTCCACCAAAATGTATACTAAATTTTAAATTCTGGTCTGACACCACTCCCAAAAGACGTGTTACCAACGACTTAACTTTCTCATTGCCGAGCGGCGTGCTTTTAGCAAAACTCATAGCAAATGAGATTACAAAGCACCACAATAGAGGTCCCAGCGCGAGTGCACTGGACACGACAGCACACAACCACAGCAATACTTTCACAGTAATAGTGACTGTGAACACAACTCCAAAACACTTGAAAATGATTACAGCCATGATGATGGGAACAGACCATGCGATACCGCTCAGCACCCAAAACAATAACCAAACAAACAGGAAGAAAGATAAAGTAACTCCTGCACGCACAGATTGGTTAATTAAGTATGGGAGGAATTGAACTGTGTCCAACATCATCTCATCTAAAGTCACATCAGTCTTTGGCCATGACCCAGGCATCTGTGCCAGGTCGTCTGCTGTGAGAGCAGGCATTTCAACATGCGGTGCTTTGGCACCAAATAAGTAACCAATAAAATTTATGCCAAAATTTACCATGATTGACCAGCCATTTAAGCTGGTTTCGCCCAGTTCTCTCCGAATCATTTCTGGGAGCAGACTAGCATAACTAGTGACAAATATAAATAAACAAACAAAATCCAATAGGAAACAGGCAAGCAACCCATCCTATACCAAAGAAAACAACAGTACAGTCGTACTGAATCCTGATTGATCCCCTTAATAGTGGGACA